CGACGTTGTTGTCGAATCCCTTGCGGGCTGCCGCGCCGCGCACGGAGTTGGCGTTCTTCGCCCAGACTTCGCTCTTGGCTTCGAGCAGACCGGCCTTCTTGCCTTCGGTCGCGTCGAACCCTTCCCAGCCGTCGCACATGAACCTCCAGAACGACCTGACGTGCTCGAACTCACGCTCGACGGCGTCGCGGGCGGTAGCTGGCTCGGTCTTCTGCTCTACGTCCTTCGCGTCACCGGGAAGCCGTCCACTGGCGACCTGCTTCTGCTCCGGCTTGGCGAGCTCTTCGAGGCGAGCGAGAGTAGCCTGACGCTTCGCGCGCGCCTTGGCTTCCTCGTTCTTCGCTTCGACCTGCGTCATGAGATCATCGGCTTCCTTCTGCGCTTCGGTGAGCGCTTCGGAGAGCGTAACGATGGACGCCTCGACGTCCTTCTTCTCTTCGTCCTTCGCCGAAGCGAGCTTTTCCTTCGCCTCGGTGATGGCCTTGATGGCCCCTTCACACTTTGCGTCGGCCGCCCTCATCGCGGCTTCCAACTCCTTGAGATTCATGGATTATCCTTCCACTCTCGGTTCCGTGCACAGCTCCAGCATGCGGAGCTTGCGCTGCCTGTCCTTGACCTTTGCCAGGGCCAAGTGCAGGTCGACCTTGCTCGGAGTGGAAGCGGCGTCCTCGCTCACCGTGCTTCCGGCTTCGGGTGCGGTGTCCTGCGGCTTGTCAGTCAACAGGTCCCTCATTTTGCCGATGAACTTCTCCAGCCTATCGGCGAGGCCGGCCACTTCGTCGCGTCCGCCGAACTCTTCGAGGAGACGGCTCTTGTCGAGTGTCTCCGTCTTCGAGTCGACGACCGCTTGAATCGCGGCCACGAGCTTCTCGTCCTTGCCACCTGTGATGAATGCACCTTCGTTCGATGGCTTCAGCGTCATGGTGACTTCTACTAAGGCGATTTCCGTGTGCTCCAGGATGCGCCTGCCATCCTCGTCCTTGTATCCCCACTGCACGCGCCGGTATCCGATGCTCGTCCCGACACGGACGTTCTTCGTGCGAAGCGCCTCCACCTTCTTGCGAACCTCCTGCGACTTCTCATCTGGAATATACTCGGCACGGAACTTCAGTCCGTAGTCGTCCTCGCTCATGCAGGTGATGACACCAACGCAGTCGACGATGTCTCCACCGTTCGCGAAGTGCTTCGCCATCAGCGGAATCTTGCGGTCACCTCTCTCGGCGATTGTCTTGACGAAGGCACCCTTGCGGACGACCTCGTCCTGATGGTCGATCTTGTTGAACTCCGACGCGTATCCCTCGACCCAGCCGTCTCCGAGACCATCGTTAGCTTTGCCCGCGACGATCTGCGCGTCGGCGAGGAAGCTGTGATACGTCGCGGCCTTTTGGATAGGGTCGGGCGTGGTTGGCGCTGCTGGCGCTGCTGGCGCTGCTGGCACCACTGGAGCAGCTGGAGATGCTAGAGCGGCTGACACAGCTGGCACTTCAGGCTCCTTCACTTCTGGCTTCGCCGGCTCTGTCTCCGGCACGACCGGGGCGGCCGGGGCGGCCGGATCTGGAACGACCGGTGCGACCGGCTTCTCGTCTTCCGGCTTCTTCGTAGGGTCTGCCATGTCGTCAGTCCTCTCAACACGTTTATCGGCTTTGGGGTCCTCCGGCACGCCGTCTTCGGCCCCTCCGTCCGACGCTCCGCCCGTACCAGACGCCGGTTCAAACATGATCGGTGTGTAGTCGTGGTCCTTCAGCCACTTCCGTGCCTGCGCCACTGTGAATTTCGTCTTGTCGAAACGGATGGCCTGTATCTCCACCCGGTTGTTGTCCCGGCGTATCCCCCAGATGGCGTCGATGCCGGAGCCGAACGCGTCGTTCTCCCGACGGAATCGCTTATACTGCCCTGGAGACTTTATGCGGGCAGCGTGTTCGTCGGTGAAGGGCTTGCCCTGGAGGTCTTCGGTCGGGACGTCTTCCTCCGGGAGAGACGTCCAGCGTGCTACCCACTCTTCGATTGTCGTGCCTTCTGCGAATGGCATTTTTTTGTTTAATCCTTTCCTTTATATACTAACTTCTCGAATTCCGTAAGCCTGCTGCTCCGTCAACACCGGAATGACTGTGCACCGACAGTTACTTGACAAAACACCGTTGGCGATGTACAATCCGCTACGTGATTGGAGGTCATAGACATGGCCAGAAAACTGTCGGATGCGCAGGCTCGTGACGTGTGTCGTCGGTACGTCGAAGGAGAGTCTGAACTCTCCCTCTCCAAGGTCTTCGCCGTTGCCAGGGGCGGGATACGCGGCTACCTTCTCCGCGGAGGCGTCAGCATACGCACCATTAGCGAGGCGAATAAGATTCGCATGGCGAGACTCACGCCGGCGGAACGCCTTGCACTCACTGCGCCAGCCCACTCCGCCGTGAGAGGCAAGGCCCAGAGTAAGGAGCACAGACGAAAGATTGCTGCAACGCGCGAACGACTGGAACTCGGAGTTAGTCCCGGGGAGAAGCGCCTCGCTCATTGGCTTCGTCGTCGCGGTTTCCATTCGGTGTTGCAGAAGGCCATTGGTCCCTACAACATCGACGTTGCCTTGGAAGAATCGCGCGTCGCCGTGGACGTCTTCGGGGGAAACTGGCACGCTGGAGGTAGACACGCCGCGCGTTTCCGCAAGAGATTCGACTACATCTCGGATAGAGGTTGGATTCCCGTCATCATTTGGATCACTGGGGACTATCCTCTGCAACGCGAAGCCATCGATTACATCGTCACCCTCGCAAAGCGAGGCAACGCGAGCAAAGCCCCTGGGTGTCAAGAGCATGTGATTCGGGGTGACGGTAAGCCGACTGGAATTGGCAAAAGCAATCTCGACTATCGGGCCGTCGTAGGAGGCGATAAGACCGGCGACCTTGTCCGGGGACACGACGGTCGTTTCACCAACGAGGCAATTCGGATGTAAGGGTGGATGCTGCACGTCATTCGGCATCTTCAGCGACCTCGTGCGTGATCCGACACCTCCGAGACCCGGCACAGTCACTCCAAACTCGCTGCCCCTCGACCAGAACGGGTCTTCGGTGCGAACCGTCCTGCCATCCATCTCAAGGCACCACGGACACCGTAGATCGTCTGACGTCGTCAACCAGGTCATGGTCGTGACACCGGCGTTCGCATACCTCTGCTGAGCGCCTTCGTTCATCGCCCAGATGGTCCCGGTCCGGGCGAGCATCGTGGCACGGACCTTGTCGTCGGCGGCCCCGTTGGCGAGCATCTCCTTGGCTATCTCTCTCGGAGTCCATGCCATCCCGGTCTCCGGATCACGGCTAGCGCTGGCAGCGTTGAACGCCTCGCGCATCCTTGCACCCTTCGTGGCTACCTCTGCCGCCGTAGTCGTCGATACCCACTTGTCGATCTCGTCAAAGTTCCCCTCCAAGAGGAAGTTGCCGGACTCGCGCAGTCTCGACGCCGGTCTCCCTACGATGACCGGGTCCGTCGCGGGCTGTGCTGCCGGGAGCGGCTGCCGTTTGCGCGCGGCTTGTGCCTTCCCGTGCCATCGTGCCTCGGTCTGTATCCAGATGTCGTCGATGCTCTTCAGTCCAGCTTGATGTGCGACCTCCAGTCCGGCTAGGTCGTACCCTTGCGCTACGGTCGGGACGATCCAACGCTCCTTGACGCGCTCTATCGATATCTGCCACGCCCACGCTCCCGAGAGTGCCTCGTCTATCCCGGCGCCGAGAGCGACCTGTCTCACCACGCGTACCGTGATGGCGTTCAACTCTGCCAGGAGTGCAGCACGGTACCGAGGAAACCACCTATCGGCATACAAAGACCGTCTCGCAGCAACCGGCGTCATGCGCCCGCGACGCCGGCTAGGGCGTGCTGGAGCAGCTACCGAGACGTTCTTGCGTTCCAGGACGGCTGTCGGCACGGCTATCCCTTCCAGTCATCCGGAGGCTGGACGTCGAAGTGCATCACTAGAAGGCGGACGTCGCGTCGGACCTCCGTCAGCATCTCGTTCACGTGCCTGTGTTCAAGGTCACACGTGTCCTTACGCACGTAGGTTCCTTCGATGTCCCTGCGCGGGAGTGGCAACATCTGCGTGTCGATGGGAGCCTTTCCATTCCACAGCTTCGGAAGGAACTTGATCACCCCGGCCACGAGAGCAGCAGCGAACGTCCCGGCACCGCCGCCGATAAGCACGACGGTCGACATATCCAATGACATGCTACGCCTCCACATTCCCGATGATGCCAGTCAAGCACTCATCACAAAGGTAGACGTCCGAGTTGCCTATCTGGTGCAGCGCGTTTCCGACGCGAGCGCCTTTGCAGCGCGCGCAGCTCCGCGCCTTGCTGCGGACGGTAGCGTCGGACCCGGCGTAGACGTCCTTCGTGACTTCGCCCTTCGCGCACGTTGCCTCTTGCATGGCTACTTCACCTCCAGCTTCAGTTCCCTGGTCGCCACGATCACGAGCTCCAGCCCACCGTCTTCTCCGGTGCAGATGATCGTTCGCACAGTCCCATTGTGACACGCTGACATGAAGGAATCCGCCGCAGCCCTGTCGTCCTGTGTAGTCAGCTTCACGCACATCGGAACCTTCAGGTACCCGATGCCGCGAACGTCCTTGTCCTCGACTATGCGTGCGCGTCCTATGGTGGCGTGCATTATACTCTCGCCTCCTCACGTGCGTAGACGAGCGCGACCTCATCCGCGGACCATACGTCGGCGTGCACCCGTAGCCTGCGCACGTCGATGTCGCCGAAGTTCGCCCCGTCCGTCCCGAGCTCGAAGTTGTTGGCGTCCACCGTCGTGAACTGGCAGATCAGATGCTGCCACAATCCGGCAACCAGCGTGGTGGACGCGACTCCATTCACGTACGTCGCGCTGGCCGTGAGTCCGGCGTATGTCACGGTCCCGCCGGAGACCATGATGTCGTTCCCGGCGTCCACGAGCACGATCTCTTCGGTAATGGAGCCCGGATTGATCCACATGCTGATCTGTCTGATGTTGCCGAGGTCACCATAGTCGATGCGGTCGTCTACGCCGTCGAGCGACATGGTGTTGCCGACGATCACGCCTCCGACGAGCGTGCGCGCACGCGCGTAGCGCGAGAGGTCTCCGGTGCCGTCGTCCCAGAGGCGCAGGTCGTCGTCGGGGACACACTGCAAGTAGTCGAGGAGTATCTCGTCTGCGGAGAGCGCGGCGCTGTAGTAGCGAACGTCCTTGATGGTGCCATCGAACAGGTTAGTATCAAACGTAGCGCGCTCACTACCAAGAGTCACGTTATCTCGAAAAACTCCTATGTCTGCAATCCAGTTTCCATCATTCGTTCCAGTCAACCCTTGAGGAACACCATTCACATACATAGCATACGCGCTACCGCTTGATGTGAGAGCTACGTGATACCACGTGTCCGTCGTTAGTACAGTATCCCCGTAGACAGAATTGGTCGCTCCTCCATTACGGTGACGAACAACACCAACGCCACTCCCGTCAACCGCAAAGGTCATACGATAGAGAAACGCCGTCGCTTCATCATTCGTAGCCCATATTGCCATGTTAGCGCCGAGCGCATCGATCTTGATCCATGCTGTAATCGTCCCTGCGCTATCCCCACTCCTCCAGTTTACCGTTCCGTTTCTTAGAAACTGCGTACTCGCCGCCGTGAAGTGCATCCCCACCTGCTCCTGCCTCGGCGCGCCCACTCGGGTCATGTCATACCCGTCAGGGCCGGAGTCGCTGGCAGCGTCGCCGGAGCCTAGCACGTCTTTGTTGAGCCAAGCACCGTGGAGCGTTGTGCTGACAGGATCGGGTACTCGGTCGAACGGCTGTTTAGGCGATGGCATTAGAGTACCCCAATCGGAGAATGGATAATGGCGTTGACCTCGTCTCGGGACAGCGGGACGTTGTAGATGCGGAAGTCGTAGAGGCGGCCGTCGAATGAGTTGGCTGCAGCACCTATCAATGCGTCGCTACCAGACAGATCAACGGTACTAGCTGGGATTATTCCAGCAAACGTAAGAGTGACAGGATTTCCATTCACATAGATGGTCAGTCGATCTATATTTGCCACACCAGTGCCATTATACACTACAGACATATGAGTCCAGTTGTTTGCTGTCATCACAGTATTATAGACGAATGATCCTTGCGCAGTAGACGCAGCACCGATACGGGTGTACATATTTCCACCAAACCAGGTGAAGATGAAAACGCGGTTATTGACATCAATCTGCTTATCAAAAATGTAGTCTTCTGTGCCTAGCGCATCCTGTCTCATCCAGAAGCAAATCGTGAACTGCGTGACCGCGTTCAGGACCGCGAGGTCGCCGCAGTTCACGTACTGGTTATTCCCGTCCAACTCGATGCACGTCTTCAGCCCCTTATTGAACACACCCCACGTCGGCGCATTCACGAGCGTGCCGTGCCTCAGATGACCCGAGGTATCCCGCGCCGATCCGTTGAGACGGTACCGGGCCTGCAAGAACTTCGGATCGTGTATGCGATGGCTCATCTATCCCCCTGTCGCGCCACGACGGCTACGGGCGTAGAGATCGGCGACGTCTATGTTGGTCAATGGCTGGCTGTAGTAGCGCACATCGTCAATAACCCCAAGCCAAGGGAATGCAAAAGCATTGCGGAGAGCGCCACCTATGGTGAAGTTGTCCCTGTTCGTTACAGTATTGAGCCATTGTCCAGCATTAGTCCCGCCTAGAATACCAACCACTTGACGAATCCCATCAACGTAGAAAGATGTTATCGTTCCATCTGAGACAATAACACCGTGGTACCATCTGCCCTGTGTTAGCACAGTATCCCCTTGTAGCTGAGATATGACCGCGCCGCTCTCATACGCATAGGATGCTATCCTGTTGGCTGCGTTGGCGTAGAACATCCATGTAAAATTGGCTGTAGCCTCATCACATGATGCAAACAAGGCACGACTTGCTCCGAGGCCCCCAAGCTTGAACCATAGCGCAATCGTTCCTTGTGTATCTGTTGACCTCCAGTTGGCCTCGGCGTGCCGGACATACTCAGTCCCGTCAAACTCCGTCGCCATGCTCGTCCGTCCCTGGACGATGTCCGTGGCAGCGACGAGCCCCGTGCCCACGCCGTTGTTCCCGAGCCCCCTGAACCCGAGGTCAACGGGATTTATCGTAGACATATCCCATCTTGACACAAGATTTTGTTCATACGAAAATGCCATTACGCACTTGCCTTCCAGCAATAGTTACGCGTCTTCTTATGACAAGACAGACACAACGTCTCACCATTTGACAGATACCAAAGACGCTTTTCCCCCATAGCCTGATCATACGTGCTAACGTCATACTTGCGTAACAACCTTGAGAATGCTATCTTGTGATGCGCCGCTATTTTCCCACCGACATGCTCACAACGCTGACAGGTGTATTCATCCCTAGCAAGCACGGCATCTCTCCACGTTGTGTACTTTATGGACGTACGTATTCTGTCTCGGTCACGTGTAATGCCGCCTTGCCAATTCCAATGCTTCTCACCAGCAAGCTGGTCCCGCGTCATCTGCGCCTTGCACTTGTGTGAGCTGCAGCAGACCTTGCTAATCGTACCTAAGTGTCTCTCATAGCGCTGGACGAGAGTACCACAGAACGAACACGGCGTGCTAATCTTTCCGCCATTCCAGCAGTGATGCTTCTCGCCCTTCCTACCTATCTTCCGCTTATGCTTCTCTGATAACTTGCAGCCTTTCCTCAATTTACCCATCCGCGCACGGTGCTCAGGTGTGAGCTTAGTCTTCAACTTTGGCTGACCGGCTTCATCCAGGTAGCTACGTACCGTTCGGTTGCATACACCAACGCGGCGACCTACCTCTGAGATATTCTGAACCTCTTGGTATAGTTGCACAATCTCCTGTACATCGTACACACGAGTTCCCTTAGGTATATGCCCCATCTTCCCTATCAGCGGGTTCAATCTTCGGCCAGCCATTATACCACCCCCGCCAGCTGCTGGGCCTCTGCCATCGACAGGTTCCTGTTGTATACCATCACGCTCTCCAGGTCGCCGGTCATGTCAAACCCACCTAGCGCATCGCACCCGATGGCCAGGTCGAGCGTGCTAGTGATGTCGTCGCCGTTCTCGAGGTTGGCGACCACACCCTCCTGGTTGCCGTCCACGTAGACGTACGAGTTCCCATTACGGTCTACGGTGAACGCCACGTGATGCCATTCATCGTCATTGATCTCCGTGACAGAGGTGATCTCCGTGTATGCCGCCCCATCCCCTACCTTGAGGATGATCTCGCCGGACCCTATCCTAACGCTGAACCCCTTCGTATCGCCGTCGATCCGCTTGTTCCCGAGCACAGCGTGCGAATCATCCGTCGTCCTTATCCTAAAGACGACGCTGAAGTCCCCTGTCGTACCATGTGGGAACTTACCAACCTGATACGTCGCGGTAATGTTGTTGCCCGGACTGACGTGCAGCGCCCTGCCATACACTGAGTCAACTATGGTCGGATTCCCGACTACGACGCATCTCGCCCTTATGTCAGCAAGGTTTCCGAGAGAGTAGGCGTATGCTGCTCCGGAGTTCAGGTGTCTGTACAATGGTGGCACTACAGCATCTCCTTTGAGACCAACGTCGCCTTCAGCTCGTTGAACGTGCTCACGTCAGCCTCGGCCCTCAGGCCCTCGTACCAGAGCGTGGCATCCAGGTGCTTTACTGGGAGAGCAGCCTTGAACGCCGTCACGGTGGAGTAGTCAGCTGGGCTGACGGCCCTGCAGGCTTTCACCTCCGCCTCGATCTCGTCGAGGACGCGGGTCATCGTGCCGACCTCGTCTGCACCGGCGAGTCCGACTGCCATGGCGGTGTTGCGACTCTTCCCGGCGACGAGTGCTGCCAATGCTCTGGCCGCGGCAGCCTCCTCGGAGTCGAGCGGGACCGGGACGTAGTCCGTCTCCAGCTCGACCTTGCCGTCCATCGCCTTACCGAACTTCTGCCCACCCCACTTGGGGTTGGTGCGCGCGTCCTTCGCCTTCGGGTAGATCATCTCAGCGTCCTCTCTATACCAGACTAGACAGCCGTAATTGTTCCGCCAGCACCACAGAAACTCCGCCACTCCGCGTAACACATCAGCTCGCAGTCGAGGTTCGTGTCCGCGTTCACCCAGTTGAATCGGATATACGTGGCAGTCCCTTGCTTGGCGTTGATCAGAACCGGGTTGAGGTTCTGCTGCTTCGTCGTGTCCTCGATTGATGCCGCAACAGAGTTCATCAGAATCAATGCGCCAGTAGCATCATCCGCCTTGATGAGCGCCGAGTTGAGTGTCACTCCGCTGCAGTCAGGTGCTGTTGCGAGCGTCAAGTCTGTTGATCCACCGTCCCACACGTCGAGGTGGACATCGTCGATATCAGTCACCTCTGTCACGTCCGTGAAGATGGCCACGAAGTTCAACAGGCGCACGAGGCCGGTCACTAGGAACACGTTGACAGCCGACGAGGCTCCCGCGACGGCTATCAGCTTTGAGACCTGGTTCCCTGCCCCGCGTGCGTTGTAGCAGTTCGGGGAGTTGGTCGCAAAGGCGGGTGTTATCGACTGCGCACGTGCATCTTTGAATGACTCACGAAACAATCCGTCTCTCATTTTATGCCTCCTTAGTTTCCACACATGACCTTGAACGTTACCACAGCATTTGTGCCACCGACTTCTCCGTCGAACTCGCACTTCATGAAGGCGACCTTTACACTAGAGAATACTACCGAGTCGTCCTGGTCATCCGCCGCGAGTACAGTAAACGCATGCATCGGGAACCACGTGACGTTGTCGAATGACCCCCAGACGATGAGGTCCACCGACGTGTCGATGGTAGCGATGATATATTCCACGGTAATGTTCTCATAGTCGCGCACGTCAAGCACCGGAGTCTCTGCAGCCGGAGCCGACAACGCTGCCCAACCGGTCTCGATCATCACCTGCATCTGAGCCGGAGCAACGTCTGACACCTGCGCCGCCGACAAGCCCGGGTCAAACTCCGTGCTACGGAAGCGACCGTACTCGTCCATGTTTGCGCGGACTGCCTGCCCATCGGTGACGGCGACCGGCACCGTTGTCTCGGCAACTCCTCCAAGCATCACTAACCCGGTCGGGGCAGCGGCAGCGTGTGTCCCGACGATGTTGTCGATGATCTGCACGGCGGCTTGGATGGCCGTGTTGATAACCACGAGAGCTGCCAAGTCGGCCGTGCTAGTAGCGCCGGACGCCTGTATCGCGAGGAGTACTGTATGGCACGCCTCCGTCGCGGCTGCCGTGGCCTCGGTGAAGTTCCGAATGCCTTCCGACCTCGCGTCGATGGAAGCTGTGTTGGCAGCGGTCGCCTCCGACGCAGCCAAGATGGCGGTGTCGATCGCCTCGATGGCCTGGAGGATGGTCTCCATGTTGACCGGGTCTTCGCCTCCGGTGTTCGTGACTATGTGCGCGAGCGACGTCCTCATCGCACTCAACGCTGCAACGACGTCAAAGATGTGATCGTCGGCATCGAGTGCGATGCCCGGGTCCGGGTGCGAAGTCGCTCTTGTTCTCTGTGGCATCGTCTACTCCTCCTCGGTCTCTTCGACCTCTTCCTCTTCTTCGCCGCCCTCTTCGTCTTCGACAGGAGCAGCCGGCGCGGTAGGCGTCGGCACCTCCGTAACGGTCTCTTCCGGAGGCAACGTATTCAACGGCAGCTGGCCAGCCGGCGTCTCGATGATGTTCATCGGGAGCGCGTAGATGTCTCCGGCCTTCCCGATGGTCGGCTCTCCGAGTATCTCTAGCGCGCGATTCTTCGTGATCAGTCCGGCGTGGTAGTCCTCGCGCGCTCGCGCGTGTATGGCGTCGACGTCCTCCTGGAGCTCCGGGACGTCGTCCAGGTTTGGCTCGACCTCTTCTTCCTTGCCTTCGTTTCGGTACATCCCGCGCTCAAGCGTGCTGCTCATCCACTTCCAAATCGGAACCATTGTGTCCTGGTAGAAGGCTGTCTTCGCCTGCTTCCAGTTACTGAACGTGCCCGCATCGAGACCGACTCGTAGCCCGAGAAGCATCGGAGGGATTCCGAACGCGGCGCATATCCGCGACTCCGAAAGATTCGCCGTGCCCGGCCAGTCTAGGTCAGCTGGCGGTCTCTGGAACTCCGCCTTCGCTCCCTGTCCGGCGAGGAAGAGCACGTCACCACGCTTTCCCGGCCCGATCTTGTCTCTGACGCGCGAGCGGATGTCGCGCTTCTGTGCCGAAGACATCGGAGCATCCTGCGAGACCACGAGGCCGGCGAAGTGCATCTGCGTGAGTATCTCGATCATCTGTGCAGCGCGCGAGTTGTCGATCTGTAGGTCTCGGAGACACGCTTGCAGTGGACCGACGCCGTTCCCGGGATAGGTCATGTCCGGATAGAGCATCACGAACATATCATCTGGAAGAACCTCGATGGGCTTCGAATCCTCCCCGGTTCCGATGCTGTACTTCCTAATGTCTCCGGTCTTCTTGTCGACGACGGACGACACGCTACTGGATGGGATGGCGTGCATGCTCGTGATCTCGCCGGCTCGGTTGCGCTGCTTCCACACCCAGCTCTCGCCCGTCACGAGAAGGTGCCCTATCCAATTCCAGCAGAACATACGCCAGTCGTTCGTCGAGTTCGGTTGCCGCAAGAGGTTCAGGTCCGGGTGCTTCGTGTCGGGTTCCCAGCTGTCCCCGTCCCACATGCCGATCTCCATGAGGACGTCCGGTGCCACGGTAGCAATCTTCCGCACGCATGCGTAGATCACGCTCGACGCACGCATAGCCGCTTCAAGCTCAATCGTACTGAACGAATCCCATACGTTCTCGGAGGCGCTCCAGTTCACGTCGAGCAAGCTCCACCCGCCCTCGCGCTCCAGGTCGGATATCGACATGCCCTTCGTGACATCGGACACGGCAGCGCGTATGCGCTTCATCTCGTCGTTGCGCGAACCGCCTCGAAGCCAAGAGAATAATCCCACTAGCCGCCTCCTAGCTTCTTGATATTCTTAGTGAGGCTAGCGGAGACCGCATCTCGCAGTGCGCTCATCACGCGAAACCTGTCGCGTGACTTCGTGCGACGGTTCATGTATTCGGTCATGAAGGTCATGCTTCCGTCTCCTACCAATCGAAGTCGAGCAGACCGCCTACCGTACCCGTCAGAATATCGTGGACCGATGTCACTAGACTGTCGACACGGTCGTCGTGCGTTCCTCCCGGGAACGCGAGCATCTCGGCCTTCCACGGTTCCATCCAGTCTCCGCGGCACGCGTGCACGAGGCCGGCTGAGAACGGCGCCTCCAGGCATTCTGCCCTGGCACCCTTGTCGTGGACCGGATGGAACGCCGTCACGTTGTTCGTTCCGCGAAGCATGTCTGCGACATGCTCGTACGCGTCCTTGTATCCCGCCACGACCTCGACGATGACCTCTGCTCCGGGCGTACTCAGCGCGCATTCTCGGATAACGGCGTCGCGCTCCGGTCCACGCCACTGGTCCGCGATGCACCGACCGATCCATATCTCTCTGTTATCTACTCCGGCGAACGTCCCACACGAGTTGTCCGGATCTCCGCGAGAGACCTCCTTGCTCGTAGACGCGAGGTCCCATCCCCAGCGCATGCGGATGCCGCGGTCTCGCACGAGCTTCCAGAACTCTGCCGGGTCGTGCCAGATGACCTTCTCGGCGTGCAGCAGGTTGCCACTTCGCGGGACCGGGTCCTGCATATACTCGGACGTCCACGCGTGCGGTGACAGTGCCGCGCGAGCCTCCGTGTACGTGGTCGTCGGGAATCGTTCCGGGAAGAGCCAGTTGCCATCGGCATCGTGCGCCGGAAACGTCACGATCTTGAATGCGGGGAACTCCGGATTGTAGTCCTTGTGCTTCGGATCGTTGCGGTTCTTGATACGCCCGACTAGGTCATCCTCGTGCCAGCGCGTTGCGCTTATAACCAGTCCGCAGACCGGCGCACGCCGAGTGAGTATGTTATCCGTAAAGGCGTCCCACACCTTGTCACGCATCAGGCGGCTATTCGCCTCGTCTCGACCATGGTGGTAGTCGTCAATAACGATGATGTGCCCGCCGTGCCCGACGACATCTCCGTGGATGCCAGCGGCCTGGTATTTCCCGGACTTCCCCTCGATCTCCCAGGACTTGACCGCTGCACTCTCGGAGGATAGGTGTAGTCCAAACAATGGACTGGCGTATTCCCGGAAGCAGGCGCGAGCCGAGCGAGAGAATCCGATAGCGAGGCTATCGTTGTGCGCAAGCATCATCGCTTCGTCGTTGGGATTTCGTGCGAGGTGCCACACCGGCCAGCGACGGGAGGTTAGATCGCTATTGTGCACGATGATGTCGTTGGCGATGAACGTCTCATCGTCAGCCACGGTTAGACAGAAGCATTCCCGCTCGCCGTCTGGCGCGATTGATTCGATCTTGTCTGCGAGAATATTGCCACGGAATTCAGTCTTTGACGTAGACCACGACCTAACCTCGGCACCCTTCGTGTGATGAACGGGGATAGATGCAGCGAAGCGAGCGATGTCCTCCGGATTCGTGATGCCGAGACGCCACGAGTAGTGTACTGATCCCTTATATCGACCACGCTTGACACGAAGACGCGTGCGCACTCCGAAGCGCAGTAGCAAGTGCCGAACGTCGTCTAGCAATCCCTTGCTGACCGAGTAGAACTCGGCACACGGACTCTTTGTCCGACCATTCCGTCCAGCAGAGCCGTCGCAGGCAAAGTATGCTCCGATAAACTCGGCCACCTTCGCGTTGCTGCCTTTGAAGACGAACTCGGGGACGCGCTTCGTGTACGAATTCTTTCGGTCAAGCCCGATGGACACAAGCCATTCGCGTATGCCGTTTGAGAACATCAACTCCTGTGGTCGTTTCGGATTCGTGCGCAGCGTAAATCCGAGCTCGTCAACGCATTTCGCTATGTCAGCAGCCTCTATCTCGTCGATGCATGAGACTCGCGCATTGAACGTCCCTCCGGTAGATGCTGTGGACCCGTCTCCGACAATGTACCCAGCGAGTCTAAAGGCTGCTTTACTCTCATCGGTTCCGTCGATGTATTCGCGGTCTATCAGGTTTCCGAGCGCGTTGCCGACGCAGAGGTCGCCGGCTTGCTTCCATCCGTCCGGAGTCAAGAACGTATGATCGTATGCCGTATCAACCAGAATGCCGGAGTTCGTTGCGATCTTCAAGACGGGCAACGTGCCTTGCGCATACGTTGCGATCACGGTCTTTGCTGCTCCGGTATGCGTGATGACCATGTCGCCTTTATGAACGGCATCCAGTCTTTTCCGCGAACCATCCGCCATCTGCACGAGCGTATCACCGGCCAACGGCTTACCGTGTCGGACGGGCATATTTACTATTAGGAACGTCGACAGACCCTTCTCAAGCCGCTTCGTGACGCGGTTGAGTTCCTTGGCGAGGGTGACGGTGTGCTTGCCGTAGAAGTACGGCTTGCTCGGAGGGCAGGTTCGGAAGAACGCCTCGAAGTTGTCTCGTGCTGCACGACGCGCGAGCTCTCGGCGCGCTCTAGCCTGGTCGGACTTCTTCACGACTGCGACGCTAGGCAACGATGACGACTTCCCACTCGCCCGTGGGAACGTCTAGACTATCCGTCAGCGCTCGTCGCGCTTTCTTCTGTGGGCGCGGCCCCCTCGCTCGCCGCTACCTCCAGCAGGCCTCCTTGATACAGGCCTCTTCCCCATTATCGCGGGCGGATGTTTATTTGTGGCCCGCTATCTTTTCGTCGCTGCCTTCGGAGGTCCATAGTCCAGTGGACCACCACTCGGCCACTCTACGCCGTCGACCTCTGGGCACGTGTGCGCGCAGAGGATGTGAATGATCTTGCCACACTTCGGGCAGTCGTCTTCTCGGTCTTCCGGTATACCCCAAGTGCAGTGAGCACAGGTCGGCGTACCGTACGCCGACAACGGACCGCGGTCTCTCTCGCATGCACTGCCGGATGCGCCTCCTGGCTCGACGTATTCACCGGGCTGCACTCCGACGGACTCCGGCATCCTACTGCGTCCTCTCGGGATACACCACGAACTCGAACACCTTCACCGGAGGAGGATTCTTCGTCTCGTAGACGACTCTCGGTGCGGGTGCATGCCCTGGGACCGCCGTGAGCAATGACATGATTCGCGTCACGTCGTCGGAGAGACGGTCGACCTCCTCGCGGAGATAGGCAACCTCGGCGTCTCGTGCAGCGTCTGTCATGTCGTCCTCGTATGGTAGCGCGCCGCGGTACTGCCCCGCGATTGCTGGCGTATGAAACCAGCCAGGAGACTTCTCCTTGCCACGCGCGATTGTCTGGTCAGGCCGGGAGGATTCGAACCTCCATCTTCTTGCTCCCAAAGCAAGTCGGCTGCCGTTACCGAACGGCCTGTCGTGGTCAACCCGAGCTTGGAGGCCCGGGCGAGGATCGAACTCGCAACCTGCTGTTTACAAGACAGCTGCTCTTCCAATTGAGCTACCGGGCCTTCCAGTAGCTGTTGCTGCCGCGGGCTGGTTGCCCGGGCAGGATTCGAACCTGCATGACGCGGTTCAGAGCCGCGCATCGTAGCCGTTAGATCACCGGGCATTTTCATGGTGGACCCGCAGGGACTCGAACCCCGATGCCTCGCGGCCCGCGCTTCTAAGGCGCGTGCGTATGCCAATTCCGCCACGGGTCCGATGGTGGAGACGGTGGGAGTCGAACCCACGACGTCTTGCATGCAAGGCAAGTGCTCTCCCATCTGAGCTACATCACCATCAAGTTCTTTGGCGGTGCCGACGAGACTCGAACTCGCGGCCTCCTCATCGACAGTGAGGCGCTCTCGCCTACTGAGCTACGGCACCTCTCAACACGTTTATCGGCTCTCGATGCCCGCGGCAAACCGAACGTGAGGCTGCTTGCTGACCTTCTTGATCAACTGGTGCACGCGCTGTTTCGACGTACCAAAGAGCGCGCCGATCTCCGCGAACCGCATTCCCTGCGATCTCGCCAGGATCATCATCCCGGTGCGCTTCCCGACCGACAGCAGCACGGCC